TGGGGGGCTTAAAAAATATTATGCGTATTACGATACAGTATATAGTGTCACTGTGTCTGCTGGGAACGAGTTAAAACTTGTAATCTTAACAAGAAACATAGAGGCAACAAAAGCCTATTTGACAAACCAACAAATAATAATTAAGGAATCCATTTCTTCTTCTCCAGCCACACAAACAGAAGGGTTCCCGGTATATGAAGCAATCGAGCGTGTATGTCAGCATGATTTAGACGTCCAGTACCCTATTTTTTCAGATTTTTTTGCACGCACGGATGTTAATTATAGGGACGGGACAAAATATGCAGCTGAAAACGTATTAAGGTTTGCGCACATCCAAAATGGTATGAACCAAAGAGGTTTGACGTTGGCAAATACCGATAATCCACTTGTCTTGAATTTTAAGGATTTGTTCGCATCGCTCAAAGCACTTTGGAATGTTGGGTATTCTATCGAGACAAACTATACGTTATTTGGGGATTACCTACCCAGGATAAGGATAGAAGATTACGCGCACTTTTTTCAGGATGTAGAAATAGTTTTCGACCCGCCAATTAGTACAAGAATTTCAAAGTACGACATTCAGTCCCAGGTTATGCCGGAACTTGTACCTGTTGATATTAAGTCTGGATTTGATTCATTCGAGTATCTAAGTGTTAATGGACATTCAGAGCCTAATACGACAAATCAGCGTACTTCGATCATGGGTACATCAACTAAGTTTGAGAACATCTCCCTTATCCGGGGGGACACAAAAGGAATATTAGATAACCTTTCAAACCCTGTTAATACCTCAGATGGATCTACCGACACAAAGGGCGACAGTGATAATTTTATCATAAAAACACGAAAAGACACAACGGTAGGGCACGACTGGAAGCCGGAAAAGGCTGAGTTAATCACGATCATTGATGATACCTCCCTTTTCAAAGAGGACTTAATGAACAGATATTTCACC